CAAATGGTCGGATGTATTTCCAATCTGATTTTTTAGATTTATATAATCGTATAATACAATTTAATAAAACAGCGGTGAGTTTTAGAGATTTTAATAAACAGAATCTTGAAGAATTATTATTACTTGACAAAGAATAAAAAAAACCCCTCGAATGAGGGGTTTTTTTATATTTCATAGTTTTTAATATTATGATTGAATAAATCCACCTGCTTGGATAGCTCCAGTTCTAAGGATAGTGATATTATTAACAATAATACCCATACCTTTGATTGGTTCAACATAAGTGTCGAGTACACCAATTTGGTTGTCGATAATTTCTGGTGTGTTATTCTCCTCATCACATTTGTTGAAGTAGTTGTATAGACCATTTCTATTAACATACTTCTCACAAATACTATCTGCTCTAAGTTTGATTTCAGCTCTGATATCAGGAGTGTTAAATCTCCATTGGAATTCCAACAACATTGCTGAAAGTTCTCTCTCAAGTTCGATGAGTACTTCCCTAACGTGTAGGTAAGAGAGTGCTGATTTGTAGAGTGTTTGACCAGTATTTTCGGTCTCGATCACAAATCCTCTATTTCTCTTAAACACAATCGGGTTCATTTGAGCACCATTGAGATTTTCAATATCAGTAGGTGAGAAATTAATTTCGATCCCAGCAATATTTGTCACTCTACCATTGTTAACACCAGCGGCGATTGTCCAAGGAGTTATTGTTGTTAGAGCTGAGTTCTGTTTTCTGATGTAAGTTGTTGCAACATAAGCAGCTGGTGGTACGTTTACTGGTCTACCATTATCATCGACTGTGACATATGGATAGAAGTATCCAACACAACTTGCTCCAGCACCATCACCGAATGAGTATAAGAATGCTGGATTAGATTCTGGGTCTCCACCGACTGCTATAAAGGACGTTTGAACAACTCCCTCAGAATCAACAAAGTTTACTGAGGTTGAATCTCTGAACAACTTATTGGATGGCATATTGAGTATACCAAGAGCATCTAATCTTTCACCACAGATGTCAACTAATTGTTGTTTAGACCTTTCAGTGAGTCCAAGTCCAAATGAGTCAACAAGATATCTAAAATCGAATGCTTCTTTGTTTACAAGTGCTCCAAATAGTGAAGTGCCTCTAGCAACTAAGTTTAAAATTGCGGATTGTCTTTCTTCAGTACCATCTGGCATAGAAGCTTCCCTAACTCTAAATCCTTTTAGAGTGATACCTTTGAATGTTGAAGCGTAGTCGGTCAAAGGAACGTATCTCAAAGTTTGTTTATCACCTCTTCTTGATACTTTGTTGATTGCGATATCGCAGCTTATCTCTGTTAAAGTAGGATCAGCAGTATATGCTCTTTTTCTTTGAATTCTAGCCAACTTCTTAGGCATTTCACCTGTTTCCAATTGAGTTTCATCAACGGCTGCTTGTAGATAATCTCCAACTTTTAGTTCAGTGTATCTAGAACCATTCACAAGAATCTTATTTGCAACTGGTGTGTATCCAGCTGGCTCCTCAATCTCAATAGTTTGTTTGTAGTTTGATCTATCGGATCTAATTCTAAGCCTACCATCATTTACATCAAGACCGGTTGATGGTACTACAATTGTACTTGCGACATCTAGAGTATCATCAGTGAACCTTAAATCAAGATTACCATTAGCATCTAATTGCATATCTAAGTATTTCTTCTCAGAAGCATCTTCGATTCTAGTGACATCATATAATGTCTCATCTGTCACTGTTGTTGCTATATCAATCTTATACGCAATACCAGCACCAAAAAATGTTGCAGTTATCGGATCGACTATCAAAGATGCCGTGGTCGAGGACAATAATGTGAATGAATCAGTGTTTGATGTTGCGGCTGGTATTTTAATTGTTTCATTTCCATTGAACGGAGTATATGGCGTGCTAGAGAACACCACAACATCATATCCACTCCACCTAGTGAAAGTAATTTTTGATATTGTAGAACTAGCTAGGTTTTTATAAAAATAGTCACCAGTATTAATTTGTCCATTCTGATAAGCCAAATACATATCGGAATATTTACCAACTGAACCGGTAGCGCCATCACCTTGATCATTCATTGTTTTAGAACCATGTGTACCAAGGGTGAATTCATTATCTATCTTATAAAGTGCGAAGTTTCCGTCTAGTATGGATTGAGGTACAGAAGATGTTCCCAAATCAATCACTACACTCTTACTAGTAGTAGTTGCAGATGCTATTGATGATACAGATATATTATTCGCTGAATACTTAGCACCTGTTGCCATGTCTGTAATCATAGTGGCTTTATCACTATCAGTTGAATCTAAAACGTCAATAATTTGATTGAAGATATTTACATTTCTACGTCTTCTATAATCACCAGATTGTCCACCATTAGCACTCGAACCTTCTGTAAAGACAAAATCGAGTTTGAATTGACCAGCTGATAATCCATCGGTTGTGATGTTGAAATCATTAGTGCTGAAAGTTCCTTTTGTAAATTCTTTGGGATAATAAGTATCCTTTGTAATTCCAATATCAGTCCAAGAGGTATCATTCGCCACCAAATATCCATTTGCACTAACGGTAAAGCTTAGGTATCCCAAGACCAAATCATTAGCTCCTATTGATGGTTGGATGTTGTTAATTTCAGTTGGGGCTGCATTCTTTATTGATATATTACCATTTGTTGAATCTACATAAGCGACAGAAACAAAAGATGATGTAGTGGTTATACCAGTGTAGCTTTCTCTTGTTATAGAATATGTGAATATTCCCGCTGATCCACTGTTTATTTCAAGAAATGTACCACCTATAACACAATAAGGTCCCCAAGTAGTTGGTATACCAGATCCATAAACATCAACATCATTAGCGTCCTTAGTTTGAAAAGCTACCACAAATGAAGAGGTACTACTAAAGTTTTCGGATGCGGTTGCATGTCTAACACCATTTATAAATCCCTCTCTTAATAAGAAAGTTCTCTCATCACCACCTAATCCGCCCCAAGCATCGTTTATATTGATGTGGGAAATAGTAGGTCCAAAAGCTATTACACGTTGTCCAGTTGATCCACCAGCGGCATCAAGTTGAACGTGTGAGTATACTTGCGTCTCTGCGATTGTCTCACTATATGAAAGAAATTCGACTGTCTCTTGGTCAGTGTCTACTAATGAATTAGTCGAAACTAAGTTATTACCGACAATATCAATCATACCATTTGGAAAATCTTTCTCTAGTTTATCGACATCGAATGTACAAAATAGACCAGTAGAGTCGGTATCAGCATTGATTACATTTTCGATAAAGATATTTCTACCATTAGAGTCTCTAAAATATGGAATTAAGGACAATCCCTCATAGAAATTAAGAAGAGTGATATTTCTATCATTTGCGAAATCACGAACCGAAGCTTTCTTCAGACCATCCGGAGTGAAATATTGTGACCATTTTGTATCAACAGCTAATTCAGAATAATTAGTCCAATCACCAGTAACAATTAAAACATCAACTAAATAATCTGAAGCATAATCGGTGGGATTTAAGTATAAAGGTACTTTCTCAGCAGTTCCATAAGCCTCTAATAAAGTCCTATCGAAACCAAAAGTGTTAGCAGCTTTGAAAATGAATGCGGTTATATACCTGTCAGATAGGTTAGTAAATGATAATAATCTGTTCGCAGCGCCTGTATCGTCTTTTACTAGATTATTGAAAGTTTCTGTGTCACGCTGCCAGAATCCCGTAGTATTAAAGAATCTTCTGTAAGGACCGGTCCTAACGATGTCGTTGGTCGCGTCACTTCTAGTGGATACCGATTTATATTCGATTTGATCCAGTGTGTCAGAAGTTAACATCAAGTTTATTGCGTAAACTGGACTTGATTCCAATAGTTTTGAAATTGTTCTATGGAAGAAGGAACCTTTCCTTTCCATGTTTCTATCAAGAGCACCGAAGATATTCTCTAGATCTCTTACATTCTGTAATAGAATTGGTGTATTGATTGGCCCTTTTCTAGAAAAACCTAAAACAAGTGACACAACACCACCAGTGACTGCAGGAGAGGTGATTATCGATGCA